CTACTGTATCTGTGTCTGTCTCATTCTCATGGTACCAACGTAGATCCATATCCAACCGACTAACTGCAATCTTACGAGCCAGATCCTTAGTGGTCTTACCTCCAACACGTCCATAATCAGGATTAGAAATAACTCCCTTTACAATTTCTTCTCTAGTTAACATATTATTTTACCTCACTTTTCTTAATCTTTTTTAATTTCCGTTTAATAATAAATAACATAATATAAGCATACACTATATTTTTAAGTTTGTCAAACATTTTTAACCCTCCTTCTTATATTTTTCGCTACTACTGATCGCCTCAACCATTGGAATTATTTCACTTACATCTAGTGGAGGTTTGATAAAGTTTTGATTAATAATGTTAGCCCATTTATAAACTTCATCGTGAGGCATTCGTTGACCTATTAAGAAACCTACTTGTGCAGCTAACCAGTTGTTCCTGTTTCCTTCATCGGCACCTTTTGACCAGTACACCATTTTAGAGGCGATAAATGTCATAAGATCCCCATTTTCTTGATAGTCCCGAACTGGTTTTTGATATAGTTCCAATAACCATTGGGGAGCCTCAGGGATCTCACTGAATGGAATATCATTAATAATTTTATAATGTTTTAGTGATCCATGTTCCGTTTCTAATACGCTATCCTCTGCCACCATAAATTGACCGTGATTTCTAAAGTCAACCCCTTTAATCATATCAATATTAGGATAAAACTTACTCTCGAACATGTTTTCGGGTAGTTTGTAATAATAGTGTAAACCATCATTAGGGCTTTTAATAGTTCTAGTTTTAGGTAACGTTAGATCATGATTTACTAAAAACTCTTTTAATTCTATAACGCCATCTATTACCTCCCATTTTTTACTCATATGTCTATCAATATCAACACACACTAAACCGCTAACTTTACCAGTAAGGATACCAATATTTCCCTTCCATTTAATTAGATCAGCTAACGAGTCGCCTTGTTTAAATGATCCTTTATAAGCAGGTTTTTTATTAGTTAACCGCCTCATAGCGATCCCTAGTTTAGCATATTCTAGGATCTTTCTTTTTTCCAATATTACTCCTCCTCTTTAATGTTATGTTTACGAACGATAATGAATGCCACTACTGCGATCGCAATAACCAAGATAGGTACAGCAAAAACTTTTACCATTGCAATAATAAACGATACTAAAATGATCAATCCGATCACTAAACTTAAACTAAATTTTGCAAATCTCATTTTAACAATCTCCCTTCTCAAAATAATTAATAACTCCATATGTTAATCCGAAAGCTGCTACCATAAATAATAATGTGAATACTGCCATTTTAAATTCCTTCTTTCTTTTAGTATATATTAATTATAATCTAAGGGGCTGAGTTTGTCAACCCCTTTTTTAACTTATTTTTCTAATTCTTGTTTTTTGATATAAACCAATCTACTTAGCTCTAAGTATTGCTGAGGTGTTAGGTAGTCTGTTTCTCTGATAAAGTCGATCATGTCGAAAGTGTCTGCGATCTGTTCTAGGGTAGTTACTTCCTCTAATTTGTTAACGATCATTTTCTTATCTGTTGCGAAATTTTTTTCATTCATGTTTATTACTCCCTCTCTTTATCTTATGTACTTAGTATATCATTGGGGGTCGAACTTGTCAACCCCTTTTTAACTTATTTTAAATCTTTTTTCAAATTCTTCAATAAAGGCAGTTACTACTTCATTTTTTAAGTTTTCTATATGAGTTTCAATTTCTTTTGCTTGTTCTTCTGAAAGTTCTTCTGTTTCGTCCAACTCACTCATTAGGTCGTATGCTTGTTCTAAAAATTCGTTTCTTACTGTGTTTTGAGTAGCAGTTACCATATCCATGTTATCGATTGTTAATTCTTTCAATTCGTTTAGTTGGTTTTTGAAATTCATATTAATTACTTCCTTCCCTTAACTTATGAATTAAGTATACCATGGAAAAACCAGTCTGTCAACATTTCTTATACATTAATTTAAAACTTGACTTTGTAAGCGCTTTCATGGTATAATAATTTATAGATAGGGGATCTGTTCCCTATCTCCTTCCTCCATTTTTGTTTATACTTTTTCATTCTTCTTTCATTTCTTTCTTCTGTAGCCCCTCTCGTCAGGGGCTTTTTTAATACCCTTTTAATAACATATGTTATTTTATAAACAAATAAATAGACTTAGAACCTGAGTTTGTCCAATGGGGACAATAAACTTTTCTAAGTCTTAATCTATTATATTATGTGAGTTTTGTTTTCTTCGTCGCTCTCACACTAACGACAAGCCACACTGTAGCTCTTCTTATACTGCACATCATGTGTACAGTTTATTTCGCCGACTTTAAGGAGTTAACGGCTTTCCTTTTATAATTATATTATACCATAGTAACGGCTTAAAAATCAAATTCAATATACTCTTCTTTTAATTGACCCTCTAACTCATCAATCAACCAAGCAAGATAGGTCTGCGCCTTTTTAAGATCCTCAATTCCGTTCTTTTGTTTGTAACGTAACATATACTTTAATACATTACCATTTAAAAAGCCTTGAAACTCTTCTTGTGTAAATGTATCTTTCATCACCTTAATAGGTTCATGTTCGCCATTAATAGTATAATGTTTCTGGTTATCGATTAAATTATTCATCTATACTCTCCTTCATATCCTGCTAACAACCACGCTAGCTCATTATTCTCTTTTTCAATCAACTCGCAGTACTTCTCTAACTGTTCATAATCATCTAATAACTCTTTATGTTCGCTTAACAAATGATTGTACTTGCTCTGGATTGTGTTTAGAGGCTTGTTCTGATTGTCCCCAACCATTATTGCACACGTCCTTTAATTCGTTTATTTGTGAAAATAAGATCGCCAGTAATGGTATAATCAAAATAATAGATAAATACATTCGTATAACCTCCTTTATATTAAATATCTTATAGGTTAATTATACCACACTGTCTAATATTATTGCAACTATTGGACGTAGTTCTAAAGCCCTACAAGCGGTTTAAATACACTTACTATAACTTTATTAAAGTCGTCCATAGAATGCCGTTCAAGGTCAATAAAGCCCTCTTTAGCTAATTTGGTGCCGTTGTTCATCGCTGTAATGATTAAATTGTTGTCGATCCGATTGAAAACTACTTCTTGTTTATTTGATGCACCCTTTACTACGATCTCACGAATATCTCCCTTATCAAAATCAGTCGCCATTAACATTTGATTATCCGACTCTGCCACAGTATCCTCTACCCATTTATAAACATCTAACATTCTAATCATTATGCTTGCGCCTCCCAAACCAATAGATCTAATGTTTCAAATGATTTTCTCATTACTTTAATACTGTCTAAATTGTACCCATGTTTTTCTAATAACTCCTGAACCTCTGTAGCCTCACCATTTTCCCAACCGTATAAAATACCCTCGTTATCCCAACCACCATATATCTCTTGGATCTGTTCGATTGTGAAATTGTCTTTAAATAGTTGTTTCATATTATTCCCACCCCTCTAAAATTTCCTTTACTTTTTCCTCTAATTCTTTCGCCTTCCGGTTATTATCTAAGTTTTTAGTAACTGTTGTAACATCAATACCGCTCAGCCGTTTATATTCTAAAATGATCTCTTTTTGACGATCGTTTAACCCTGCATACATATTTTTCGTTTTGATAAGCTCTACATTTTGCTTTTTCAATTCGTCGTTATGTTCTTTATATTTAACGTTATCCGCTGCTAGTGTGTAAACTAAAGCCACGCTTGCTATAATTCCTACTGTGGTCAAAATAAGATCTCCAATTACTCTTTTATTCATTATCCAATTCCTCCAATTTTATTACTTTAATAGTATTCTGATCGTGATACTCTTCCTCGAACTCTGCTGAAAATTTAACATAGGCAAAAGTGATATTAATTTCAGTTACTAAAAATAGCTCTAAACAACCAGTGTTATTATTCTTTACTTGGATCTCATACAGATTCATTATTATCCTCCATCATTTCCCAATATTTAAGTTTAATATCGTGTGCAGTGGCGGTCATTTCAGATAACCCTAATGTCCCAAATGCCACAACGTACATCGTTTGTAAACCAGTTACAAAATCATAATAATCTCGTTCTAATGTCGTTTTAGGGTGTCCTGAAAAGTAATTATCTACTAACACCTCGCAATAATCAGTTACAATCTTTTTAAAAATGTCTAATTGGTCTTTATTCATCTAATTCGCCTCGTTTCATGTTCGTATAATGCTGAATGCTAGATCGTACCCGACTCATGTCGCTAATTGTGTTATCGATTTCTTGTTGGATCTGAGTGCTTTGGTAACGTAAACCTCTTAATCGTCCCTCTAATTCTGATAACTTTAAATTCTCATGTGCAATAACATTGTCAATTAATTCCATTCTATTACTTCCTCTCTTTTAATATATTCATATAATACTATATGTAACTGAGAAAGTCAACCCTTTTTAGTCAACTTTCTCAAAATTATTTATTCGCCTAAATCATAAATCTCTTTATAGATACTACCTAACACCTTACTTACCGCCTCATCAACGAACTCCTTTAATTCTTCTTTAGTGAAGGTTACTCGATTGGGCTTAATTAATTCTCCGTATACTTCATTAAGTAATGATCCTACACTACAAAAGTCATTATCATCATCGTAAATACCTAACTTACCATCTTCTCGCTTGAAAATTCTGTAAGTAACCCCTTCAGTGAACCATGCTGAATGATTGTTTTCAGTTACTTTAAAATAATCCCCTTCTTGAAAATCTTCCTCTCTTAAGAAGTCAATCTCATACTCGCTCATTATTTTACACTCCCTTTTCAAATTCTGGCTGCAGGTGATACGATTTCAATACGTCCATATATAACTTGTGTGTTACATGGTGGTAGTTACTTATACTTTCAAAAATATCACCGAATGTCATATCTGAGTAAATCATTTCATCAATAGCAGCCTTAATCTTTTCATATGTTTCCTGATCATCATCGCTAACTGGATACTCTTCCTCTGTGCTACCCATTAAAATGATCTCTAACACATCAATTTCAAACCCTGATTCTTTTTCCAATTTTTTAATAGCGTGTTCTTCATTAACTGCCATAACTACTCGTTGATACCGTGCTTGTGCCTCTTTGTCCTTGTTGTCAATAAATACCACGTTATAAATTCCTTGCTTTGCCATTTCCATTCTAATCACTTCTTTCTTTTAGTATATATTAATTATAATCCATTAAATTGAGAAAGTCAACCATTTTTAGTCAACTTTCTCAAACTTATTTTAGCTTGTCAATAGTTTTACTCAAATTCTTTTAAAGTTTCCAATGTTTTTTCCAATCGGTTCGCTTTTTGTTCTAATTGGAACCCTTGGTTTTCAACTCGTTCGGCTTTTTCGTATAGATCAGCTGAGGCAGCTCGCAACTCCTTAATTTTATCCTCGATTTTTTCCCGAGTTGTTTTTTCTGGTTCACAGTGTTCTACTGGTTCTTTAATGTCTGGTTTAGGCACATATTCAAATTGACGTCTTGCCATTAAATATTGGCTACTATCAGATAGACTAATGTTAACATTTCCATTATCAAAAACTTTAGTCACTCTATAAATATCACCTACTTTGATACCCTGTAAATGATCATCGTATAATAACTGAGTTACTTTTATATACTTATCTTTATTACTTAATTTTGTGAAATAGTCGACTTCACTAATATATTTAAACTGTACTTTAGTTAGTAGGTAATTTGTATAATCATCATTAAGGAATACTCTTACATCTCCATCTGAATCTGTTGAGCTTACTTCAAATACATCGCCGATTGACACTCCTTTTTCGACATCACCATATAATAACTCTGTTACTTCCACATATTCTTTTCTCACTTCTTTTTCCTCCTCTTTTTTGTCAACTAGTTTAAACTGTGCCATACAGATACCATTCAAATATAAGGCGATCTCGTCAGATTTTCTAATACTGTCAGTGTCGCTTTTAATAACTAACTCACCTGTAAAATATCTAGTTACAATGTACTTTTTACCTTTAGTCCAGTGAGTAAAACCACCTGTGTTAGTGCATTCTAGTACCATTCCCTCTTTAATGTCGAACTTAGTGTACTCATCTTTTACGATCTCCAAACTCACATCATAATTATCGATAGGATTGTTTAAATAATGTAAAATATCATTAATATCTCTGGTTGTTTTACTATCTGTTGAAAGATAAAGATCGCCCTGCTTATTTTTACATACTACATAAACTTTACCTGTAGTCCAAAAACTAAATTCACCATCATCTACACAACGTAATTTCATGCCTTCTTTAATATCGTTTTTAGTGTATTTCACTTCTTTTTCCTCCTCTACAATTTCAAGGTGTGCATTACAAACATTTTTATTATTTAATCTCATTAGAATACCAGTGATATGAGATCGTTCGTTATCATCGCTAGCAATATATAGCGCCCCTTCATTATCTGATTTAACCTCGTAAATTTTTCCCACAGTCCACCAATGATAACCTCTAGTATTAACACACCGTAATTTCATGCCCTCTTTAATGTCTTTTTCAGTATATTCCATTATCTTTTCCCTCCATCTATTAATGTCAAACATACTCCACCTAGCCCCAGTCCCCAGATAATACCTAATATAAATATCACTTATTAAGATCCTCCTTAATCCTTAATAGTTGCATAAACTGATCGTACTCAATGGATACCTCATCTTGATTATTGTAACATGTTCTAACTAGTTCGTCAAGTAAATTTTTTACATGTTCTTTAGGATCTGTAGTAGCTGTAATGTCAACTAATTCCACCTCGACTAATCCGCTTTCTTCAATATATCTAATTAACTCATCTATAGTTTCAGTACACCCTACTTGGTCGCCATCATCATCAATTATATAACGTGAAAATGAAAATCTACCTACCTCGATCGGATAAATTTTATCTTCTGTGAAACACCTACTACCTGATCTAGTTACCTCTAATCCATACTTTTTCATTCCTGTACCTCCTTAACAAGTCTATTTAAAATAGTGTTTAGTTCTGTATACTCTACGATTGTCAATGCGGCGTAACCAGTTTCTAATTGCTCCTCTGCGTTTAAAGTAAATACCATGTTAGTATGGCGGATCATATCTAACTTTCTATCATTATTCATATTACTCTACCTCCTTAATTGATATAATCATGTTTACATTTTGCATTTTTTGGGCGATCTCCCACGCCTCATCTTGATCACTAGCATAAATGTAACCTGTATCATAACGATCGAACCGATCCATAAATACTAATTTATACTGAGCGATCTCATGAGGTCTACTTGCTATATAATGAAACATCACATCGTTAATTCTATCAGCCAATTACTCACCTTCCTTCTTACTCGTTAATAAATGCTAATTCGTCCAACATATCATCTAAAACAGCATATTCTGCTTGTGAGATAAGTTTTTGATCTGCTGCGCCGTCAACAATTCGATCTAGTGTGTTAACTGTTCCACCGACATAAGTATTAAGGGTACTCTTTTCTGTACCGTTGTTCATCATTCCCATAATATTTTCCTGAGCTGCAATAACCTGACCTTTTAATAATTCAAACATTTTAAATTCCTTCTTTCTTTTATTATATATTAATTATAATCCAAAGGGCTGAACTTATCAACCCTTTTAGTCAACTTTTTTTTAATTTTATTTTTTCATTGATTCCCAGTCTTTGCGAGTGATAACTTGACCGTTTACTTTTCTTTTTGCAACTTCTACGGCTTCCATAAATGTTTCACGTTCTGCATAACCTCGTTTAGTTTCACTATTGATAATAATGTATTGTTTTTTAGTTTTTGTCATGTTTATTACTTCCTCTCTTTATCTTATGAACTAAGTATACCATGGTTATTTCAGGTTGTCAACTGTTTTTGTCAATTATTTTTAAACTTTTTCAATGGCGTTCTAAAAATCGATTAAGTGACTCTTTCATTTTATCAATTTGTATCTGCCGTTCATCTTTTGAAATATTTTCATTAAATAGCCATGTTTTGAACCAACCTTGTTTTGATACATGAACTAAAATGCTGCCTGTTCGTAATGTTTCGATCTCAATTGTGAAACCATCTTCCACATGTCTTTTAATTTTCATTATTTCCCTCCTTAAAAGTTGACAATTGTATAATCGTAAAATCTTGGGTTGTGTCGATCTGTGCAGCTACCGCTAACAATGTGGATCTCAGGGACTTGTTTTAATAACTCTACTGTTTCATCGCTTAGGTTCAGTTCGTAGTTTCTTTTCTTTTTGTGGTCGATAATTTTTACTTTATTCATGTAATTTCTTCCTCTCTTTATCTTATGTACTTAGTATAACCTTAGGGGTCGAACTTGTCAACCCCTTTTGCCAACTTTTTGTAAATTATTTTTGTAAATAAACATTTAATTGAACTGAATTGTTTTCGGTTGGTTCAATAGATACCACTTTTTTATGAAAGTATTCCAGTACAAATTGTGTGGGTAGGTAACCACTTCTGTACATGAAACTAAAATCATATGAGCGAAAATCATCGCAGTAAATTCTAACCTCAACGCCGTACTCAATAACCTCTAATAATTGTTTAAATGTCATGTAATTTCTTCCTCTCTCTATTTGATATATTAATAATAATCTATAAAAAGAAAAAAGTCAACTGTTTTAGTCAACTTTTTTCAAATTATTTTAAAATGTTATTTCTTCATCGGTTAGCAGGTCACTATTTTCTTTTGAAATACCATAGAATACTCGTTTTTTACCTACGTTGGTCGTTTTTTCCAGATCGCCATTGTTTAATTTATTCCGAATCATTTTGAGATCCAACTCGTTATAAACCAGTTTTCTAAATGAAGCATGTTTCAAAATTTTAGCCGAGTTATTTTCTGAAAACCATTCTTTAAAGTCCTCATACAGATCGCCACGGTTCACATAATCCTCTTCATTATTAGTAATAGTATAATCTGACTCTAATAAAAACTGCTTTACTGGATTATTTTCAGCTTGCCAATCGCCTTTTAATCTAATAGCTATATCTGATTGATACAATGGATCTTGTGTAAATTGTCCGTTTTTCTCATCATACCATTTATTTCTAGCTGTTTGGATTGCTAAATAGATTAGTTTTCTAAGGTCTGTATCATCGGATCCCAATAATTTTTCTCGGTAGTCGTAAATTTCTAGTGATTTTTTTTGGTTTTCGGGATCTCTCATATTGTTCTGAAATACTAGCAAATCTAATCGGCGCTCTGTTGCTCCATCTCGTGAGCTTAATTGTGGTAATTGGTTAGCGTTTAGCCAAAAATTCGCCTTATTTTGAAACATCATTCCATCACTATATAAGTTCCGTGCTTTTAATTGTGCTTGTCCTGTGATTAATTTTTTAAGTGTTTCAATGTTTTCCAGATAGTTGGTTTTTACATCATCATCAAAATTGACTAGGGCGCCAACTAAAGGCATTAATTTTGTATCTGGGGTTTGGCTTGTAATATCTGCTAACGATACCTCAGCCCACAATGATTTACCTATTGTTTCAAAGCAACGTTTAACGACTAATTGCACCTCTGATTTTCCGTTACCGTGATCGCTAATGCCTTGTAAAGTGTTCCCTACCGAAACCAAAGCCGATTGAGAAAGACTTGCCTTATTAAAGAATGATAGTCCTAAGAACTCTAAAAAGGTTCGTTTACTGTCACCTAATAAGAACTCTAACCATTCCTCAAAGGGTTGTTTTTGTTTAATGTCGTATTCTATTGGTGTGTGTTTCAAACGTCCTAATACATAATCATCACCTTGGGGGGCTTGAAAGCTATTTGTATGAATATTAAATGTTTTTGTAAACGGAATTAAGTATTCTTTTTTACCAATAAAAGGGTTTTCCTCAGGTGTCACTTGGTTTACTTGTCGTGTGATTGCAGTAATCAACTCGTTTTGTTGCTTAATTGGAATGGTTACCGTTCTTAATAGTGGGTTTACAATCGATCCAGTTACAACTTTCTCGGCGGCATCTTTATCTATTTTCCAGATCTTATTTACCTCGTCAAAAATAACCATCTCTATTTCATTGTTACTCATTAAGTGACCTTGTTTGGCTATTAAGGATCCTAATAAAGAAACATCATCTATATAAGGGGTATATTCACCTGTTTTTTTATTCTCTCTATATTGTATTACCTCTGTTTGTCTTAATTCTTTAAATAATTTTTCAGGATAATCTGGTTCTTTAAATGATAAAATACTTGTTTCAAGATTATTTCTTAATTGTTCTTGTTTTTCTCTATCTAAGTCACCTAGTTCGATTAGTTGTTCTGGAATAGGTTCGGTATTTGGTGTAATCTCCTTTAGTTTTTCGTTTCTGAGGTTTTCTCTAAACTTTTCCATTTCCTCGGCGCTCATCACTTGGTTATCCGTTGTTAATTCATCTAGTGGGTTTTCAAATTGTTCCATGTGTTACATTCCTCCTATTTATCTAATTTCATATTAATAACTCTAAAATCTGGTTGTTCATACTCACTTATTTTAAAGCCTTTTGACATTCCTTTTTCCAAGTGTCTGTAAAATGTTCGTTTTGATACGTTTAATAATTCGCAAGCTTTTTCAACTGTGACAACTAGATCACCTGTATATTTTTCGCCATCTTGGTTTAGAGGACATTCTTCAATTAAGTAAAATTTCATTATAAAACTTCCTTTCTTTTCGTTATGATCTAACTATATCACATGTCAAAGTAAAATGTCAAGTTTTTTCGTGTCAATTTATTTTGTCAATTATTTTGGCATTCTATTTTGACATGGAATTATTGAAATTTGGCTAAAAAAGGCATTTTCCCCTATTTTTTTTGGGAGATCCCAATTTTATTTCAATTTTTGGGAAGTACCAAACCGTTGGGGCTGTAGGCTTAAATACCATTCTCCCAATTTCTCTATTTATTTATATAAATAATAATATATATTAAATAAGCTACTATAGTGGCATAGTGTATTGACACAAAACCTATATAAACTATAGAAAAAAATAAAAAAGTTATTTTGGGAGCTATTTTTTGCGCCGAATCGCTCAATCCATTGGTATTAAAGGGTTTATAGGCTCCCAAAAAGTTGGGAAAACTGGTATTTCTCCCAAAAACTCCCAAAAAGCAATCGAATAACCATTTATGTTATAATTACTATATAAGGTGGTGAAAATATGAAGGAAAATAAATATAGTGAGAAAGTAACCAAGTATCTGAAAGAAACTGGTGCTTTAGTAGACAATAATACGGCAAGTATGTATGCTAGGGTTGGTAGATCGGATCTAACTGCTCTATATAAAGGTTATTACTTGGCTTTAGAGTTAAAAACTGGATCTTATCAACCAACGGACTTACAGATCAGGTATTTACAGAAAGTTAGGGATAATGGTGGCATTGGACTTATTTTAAGAGATAACCTTGACTTAATTAAAAAAGTAGTGTATGCTATAGACAATGGACTACCTATAGAACAGCCTAAATTACCAAAGTTGAGTAACGATATTGGTTTAATATTCGATTAAATCGATTTTAAGCCACTTTTAAGCTCATTCAGTATTATTCAGGTCTATTTATATAGGTAAGATATAAAACAGCTTAGAAAGCAAATCAGGAGGGTTTAAATGAGTATTAAATTATTTGATCATCAAATCGAGCAAGTTAAAGAAGGGATTAAAGGTAAAAACTTTAATCAAAGTGAAGTGGGAACTGGTAAGACATTCGTAGGACTGACATTATTTAAAGAAAGTAAGTATAAAAAACTTTTAGTATTATGCTTGGCTGCTAAAGTTACCGATTTTGTTTCTGACGGTGAAAAAGTAGGATTAGAAATAACCGCTTTAAATAAAGGAACGACTAAAAATAAAGTATTATTGGAAGGCAAATCTGCAGTATCGATTAGTTTTGAGAGCAGTTGGCGACTAACTGACCTTAATAAGTGGGTGGATCAGGATACAATGATCTTAATTGACGAATCACACAAGGTCAAAAGTACAACATCTAAAGTAGGTATGTTTATTAATAAGTTATCCAGAAAAGCAGGGTATAGTTATCTAATGACGGCAAGCCCAATTAGTAATGGTCGTTACGAGGATCTTTGGAATCAGTTGTTTATTGCAGGAATCTATACCGAATCATATAAGAAATTTAAAGATCGCTATTGTATTGAAGAACTTCAAGAAATGAAAGTGAGAGGTCAAACGAAATACTTTAATCAGATTGTTGGTTATAAAAATACCGATGAATTATTAGGACTATTAAAAGATCATTCGGTTTATAAAGCTAGAGATATTGAGGATCACTTATTACCAGAAGATATTTTCTACTATACTAAAAAACCAACCATGTATAATAAGTTAGTCAAGAATAGGATCCTAGAGTTACCTAATGGCGAGATCGTTGAGTATGATAATCTACCTAAGCTAAGACATGCTCTATTACAATTGTGTAGTGGTGTATTAGGTGAGATTGATAAACCTTTACGTAAAGACAAATTAGAACGTACTGCACAGATCCTAGACGAAAACAAAGGCAATCGAGTCGTTATCTTTTATAATTACAATAGTGAGAAAGCAGCACTCATTAATCTACTAACTGACATCGGTCGGGTTTGGTCTGTCTATAATGGTGAGTCACATAACTTAGAGGAGTTTAAGAACGATCAAGAAGGAGTAGTGCTAGCACAGTATAAGTCTGCCTCAACTGGAATTAATGATTTTGTAATTGCTCATGTAACTATTTTCTTTGGATCATGTGACAGTAGTACAACTTATATTCAAGCCAAAGGAAGAACGAACAGACATGGTCAAACTAAGAAACCTATCTACTATCATCTAATCGCTGAGAAGTCGGTAGAGTATAAAGTATTCCATGAGTATGTACAGCAAGGCAAAGACATTACAGATAAGATCATAGAGTCCCTATTATAATTAGTAGGGTATCATGATCGGGGTATTGCTATACTAAGTAGGGGTAGTGATATAATAGTAGGGCTATTGAGTGGGGTACCACATATAGAGATAGGGCTATGTAGATAGGGGGTAGGGGAGTAAGGGGTAGGCTATAATGGTAAGGTGTTGACAAGTAATAGTTAATATGTTAGTGTGATAGTATCTTAATGATTAGTGTAAATGATTATAGTAACTAATATATAATGAAGGTGATACTGGTTGTTAAGGTACTACAATACATAAGGATCCAATACAATCAATGCAACTAAAGATAATTAATGCAACCTAAATAAAAGTAAGGGGATCATAATATATTTTAGTAAGTGGATCGCAACATAAAAGGTAGCAACATTATTCTAGGGTAGGGGTATCTGGCAGGGGGTAGGGGTAGGGTGGTAGGGTAGGCAGTAGGTCAACCAACTAAACACGAACGATAGTAATATAAATTTAAAAAATTATTCGTAAAAAATAAAAAATTAATTTAAAATAAAAAATAAAAAAATAGGAAAAAAATTTAATTAAATAACAAAAAAATTTTTCAGAAGTCCAAAAATAATTTCAGAAATTTTATCCCCGAGTCCCCCCGCTTTCAAAAAAATTCAAGTACCCCCGACTCAGATTGAACCGCCCCCCATATTATCTTCACACAATTCCTCAAAATCTATTTTGAATTTCAATTTTACTACGACAGGTGGAGTACTTAGAAAATATAGTTTATAAATAATCAACGTAACAAAGAGAATAACATAACATAACACGTTAATAATAATCAGGAGGTTTTTAAATGTATATAGCGAACCCGAATGGAAAAATCATTTTTGAAAAAAGACATATCTTACTAGCAAACCCGAACGAGCTAGAGTTAACTGGTTGTTTAGACAGGATCAACGAGTTAGGAATTGAGTATATGAACTGGTTAATCTTAAACGATCAAGCAGACTACTTTTATAAATCACCAATCTGGTATAAGACAGTACGACCCGAGATATTGGAACGAGATAAGCATGAGTGCCAACTATGCAAGCTACAGGGAAAACTAACAGTAGTCCAAAAAAGAGGATACGTCCACCATATCGCAGAGTTGAAAGAGTTCCCTCACGTGGCACTAAACTATAACAATTTAATTACATTGTGTTACCATTGCCATGAGGTTACTCACGAAAGAGTTTTTAATATTAACAATATTCAGACTATTGATACTTTCGATAATTTTGATAGCTCGGAAACGTGGTAGTTTGTAAACGCCTTCCTAAATGTGATATAATAGAAATAGATATTATAAAGGAGGCGTTTATATGAGTACACTCAAAGTACTAAATGGAGATATTGAAGTTAGTAAAGAAGAGTTTCAAAAAGAAATGGAAAATATTTTAAGATCCAATGATAAACTTAATCCAGTTACGCAAACTATTGTTTATAAAATAATTGACTTATACGAAACAGCAAAAGCAGCCAAAGAGGAAGTAAATGCCTTAGGTGTTTTATTAGATCAACCAATGGCGAACGGATTAAATAAATTAGTTCCCAATCCTGCGGTACAGATCCAATCTGCAGCAATTGCAGGCATGAGTAAACTGATCGCTCAGGTCGAATTAGATACATTACAAGCGATGGAGGGCGATGATGATGACATTTAATTATCCCGAAACAATGGTTTTAAATGGAACTGAATATAATGTTAATTATTTAATGACGGATCCCGAGGCTCATAGTATGACCAAGAACAATTTTATCCAACAAATATATACTAAATATGTGGCTATTCGGATCGCAGTAGGGGGAAATAGATGTGCTAAAATGTCCTTAGAACAGGTAAAAAATGAGTTAAAAACTGGAAAATATGACTCAGATTTAAGAAATATTCTAAAATTAAGCGAGAAAGATGTGGAAACTGTGCTATATATCGCAGAAAACCACATAAGTATAATTAGATGAGTATGTATACACATAAAGTACCTTGGTTACCTAAAGAACACACCGTTATCGATGGATATGAGGACATGGCTAATTTTTACATGTTTAAAGATTACGCCGATCTAATCGAGAGCGGTCAACAGCACGTAAGCGAGGACATACACAAGCTATTTACCTATTTATACAAGGTAGTATTAACATTAGATATTTACTTAGATGTAACTGCAACTGAGGCAGCATATCAAACCCCGAAAAAATATTTTCCACATGATCTTTTCCCTTGGGAGCGCTTTCTAATACCGTTCATTTTCGGGTTGCGTTTCAAGTCGGACGACACACTGGTATTTAATGAGTACTTTTTATATATGGCACGTGGTGCAGGAAAAAACTACTTTATGAGTTGGATCATTTTTGCATTAATTACAAATATCAACGGAATCAAAAAATATAATGTAGCTATTTCTAGCGCTAGTGAGCGACAAGCTAAAACATCATATATTGATATTCGAGAAGTAATTAAAGGGAACCCAAAACTTAAAAAGAACTTTCCAACGAGTACTCAGAAAGAAATGAAGTCGGCTAGTACTAACTCAGACTTTAGATACTTATCATCTAACGGTAACACAATGGACGGACAACGGTTAGGGGCTGCTTATCTTGATGAAATTCATGCCATTGTAGATTATGCCAGTTTGCAGGTTATGAGGTCAAGTCTAGGTAAGATCCCAGATAAAAGATTATTCATCACGTCAACCGATGGATATACCAGAGGTAAAGTATTAGATGATTATAAAGACAAGTCGGACGATGTTCTAAATGGTATCCGAGGCGTTCATTTTGATGTAGCCAACCCTAATCATTCTAGGTTATTGCCGTTTATTCATCGAATCGATAACGAGAACGAGGCACGAACTGAAATAGGTTGGCAAAAAGCAAACCCTAGTATTTTATATAATGCTAACTTAATGCAGACATACAGGGAAGAAGTTGCCGAGATCGATGTGAACCCAGAATTAAATATTGAGTTCCATCTCAAACGCTTAAATTTTGTTAAAGAGGATACTCGTTTCAGGATCGCCAAAGTATCACAAATAGCAGCAACAGCGCAACGAGATATTACTTACTATAGGGATACTTTAGGAATGAGGATAGTTGGGGGAACAGTTGACTACTCAACCAGTCGAGATCTAACTACGGTCGGTATTGTTGGTAGGTATGAGAATGAGTTCTATTTATTACAGCATTCGTTTATTACTCACGAACAACGACACCTAGGACAGATCAACGAAACATTACTACAAGAGGCTGAGGCTAGAAATGAGTTGACCGTTGTCAATGGTGAGGTTATCAGTGAGCAGTATGTAGTAAAATGGTTCTTGGAACAATTGGAACAAGGTTGGATAATCGATACTATTTATATTGACCAATACAAATCTGCAGTATTAGGAAAAGCATTAGAGGACTCAGGTTTCATCGTTAAGCGGAACCCTACGAATATGAAATATGAAACTATGGTAAGTCCGTTAATCGATAGAATGTTTGCAAATGGTGAAATTTTCGCAGGAGATAGCCCTCTATTCCGTTGGGCGTGTAATAACGTTTATAAAGAGGTGTTAAGTCGTGGGGTTCGTTATGATAAAATCGATCCTATTCGCAGAAAAACAGATCCGTTTTCAAGTTTCTTAGCTTATCTAATTGGAACAGTTGACGTACAAGAAACTCAATTGAGTACTAACTTTACAGGTATGGTAGTTTAATATTACCATACTTGTTTTTTGATTAATAGATATGATATAATATAACCAAAGGAGGTTTTAACGTGGGATTATTAGATTTTTTTAAAGGTTCTAGGGTAGATCGGGGAGTAACCGACCTAGAGGCAATGTGTCAAGACCTAGAGCAATCATTAACCTATCGAAAGCTAGCATTAGAAATTGCAATAGATCTAGTCGGAAATAGTGTAGCTAGTGTCGATTGGAAACAATTCGAGAAAGAACAACTAGTAACGAAACAAATTTCGTATATGCTAAATGTAGCCCCGAATGAGTTAGAATCGAGTAGCGAATTTTTCAAACACTACGTTAAGCGATTGTTATATGATGGTGAAGTTCTTATAGTTCCAGATCGTACAACAGGACATTTATACGTAGCTGAATCATTCACTAGCGAAACGGTATCAAGATCCAAACGAGAGTTTTATGACATTTCATATTATGATGTTAGTAAGATGGATACTGAACGATATAACCAAGATGAAGTAATTCATATCGAATATAATAAAGACAATATTACTCGATTTATGAACAGCTTTTTAAATGAGTATGAATTACTAGTTAAGTCTGCGGTAAGTTCGTATAGATCCAACAAAACTCGGCGATTCACTCTTTCTAGTAATATGTTCCAATCGCAAACAAGCGAAACACAGCAGGAAATGAACGACATGTTCACAAGACAATTGTCTAAATTCGCCTCTAGCGACACAACAGCAAGTGTTTATGCAAAAGGTACTAACTGGGATATTCAAGATATGAGTGATAAACAGATTGAAAGTGCTAAAGATAGTCGGGATCTTATTAACGATGTTTTCGCAGTCGTAGCACAGACTTATCATATTCCAGTACAAATGATTTTAACAGGTATCACTGGAACAGGTGCAGGAATCACAGATAAGGTAGTAGAAAATTACTTACTAAATATCGTGTATCCAGTAGTAGCATTATTTCAAGAGGGCTTTAATCAATACAATTACTCTATTGCTCAATATAAAGGCGGAAATAGGATAGTTGCAGATAAGTCAAAAGTACGCCTAGCAAACATGCAAACATTAGGTACATTTATCGCCTCAGTTTTCCCTACTGGTGCTTTATCATTAAACGATATTGTTACCGAGTATTTACAACTACCACCATTACCAGATGAGATCGGCGATACACGTGTAATAACCAAGAACTATGCAACAATTGAGGACTTTAAAAACGGATTAACCGCAACAGTCCCACCAGTTCAAAACGGCGAAACAACAGCTGTTACAAATAACGATAAAGGAGATAACTAACTATGGCACATGTATTACATTTAAACGGTTTTGTAGGTCAGATCATGGATCTATGGACTGATGAGGTTATGAGCGCCACATATAACGGTATGAAGAAAAACCTAGAGGGACATTCTGGGGAGGATATTGAACTTCATATTAATTCAAAAGGTGGCGATGTTTTTGAGGGTATGGCAATGCTAGGACTCTTAAAAGAACAGACAGGCGAAAAGGTAGCCCTAGTTCAAGGGATCTGCGCAAGCGCTGCCACATTACCACTATTTGCAATGGATAAGATCAAGGCACAAGAAACAAGTATGTTTTTATTCCATAAGTCGGCTACGATGGCTTTCGGACATTCCGAGGACTTAGAAAAGCAAGCGCAGGAACTCAAAACAATTGATAAAGTGGTACTTGACTTATACAAAAAGAAATTTAAAGGATCGGATGAGGAATTAACAGCGTTATTAGAGGCTGATAAATTGATTAGTGCTAAAGAGGCATTAGAGTATGGTTTAATTGATGAAATTATTCCAGATCTACCTGATAAAGATCCAGAAAACGAACCAGATCCAGATGAGGATAACGATCCTAGTGTTGAGGACGTGAGCAACGAAAGCGCAACAATGGCAAGCGAAAATGCGGATCGTGTCTTAATGTGGGCTAACGTATTGAACGGGTTTAAAGCGTAACTTGCTTTTTACCTTTTCGATATGCTATAATTATTTTAGTAATAAAAATAAAACAAAACAAAGGAGTTTATAATATGTCAAAATTAGATGAGCAAACTAAGTTACAAGATGTCTTAATGAATAAAGAGGCTACTAATGAACAAATCACTTCTGCTATGGAAGCGTTTACATTATCAGTACAAGATCGAGTGTTAGCTAAAGCAAAAGAAGTTAGTAACGATCAAGCGGTACAAGCTGCATTAGGCGGTATTCAAATGGACTCCCACGAACGTAAATTCATTATGGAATTAATCGGAACAGCAGGCGAGGACGTAGGTAAAAACGCAGCGGCAACAGTGCCACCAACTACCATCAACCGTGTAATGGATAACCTAGTTAAGAACCACGATTTAATTAAAGCAGTTGATGTTATTAACGGTGGTTTGACAACGGAGTTTATTTACTCAATCGGTGTTAATACTGCTTTCTGGGGTGCTTTATGTGCTGAGGTTAAAGAGTTAGCTGATAAAGGGTTCCGTAAAATGTCAATCGGTCAATTGAAATTAAGTGCATATATTCCAGTATGTAAGGCATTTATCGATTTAAATAGTCCAGAGTGGTTATTAAACTATGTCGTTACTATTTTATCTGAATCTATCGCTATTGCATTAGAACAAGCTATCGTAGATGGTACTGGTAAAGAAATGCCTATCGGAATGCGCCGTTCTTTAGTAAATGCTAGTGCAGGTGAGCAAACTCCATTGGATCCAACTGAGATCGCTGATTTTTCACCTGAGGAATTAGGTAAGTTAATGGCTATGTTAACTAAACCAACTATTGACACAACGAACAGCATTGTTTTAGATCGTACAGTAAACCCTGCGGACATTATGATCTTAATGAACCCAACTACTTACTGGACTAAGTTCTATCCTAATTATACAGTGCAAAACGCTTTAGGTCAATACGTATCAGGTTTAGCTTTACCATTCCAAATCAAACAATCTACGGCAGTTCCAGAAGATGAATTTATCATCGGAAACCCTAAAGATTACTTGTTTGTATTAGGTAAAGGCGCTACCTTAGGTTTCTCTGACGAACACCGTTATATCCAAGATGAACGTGTTTACATGAGCAAAATGTACGGTAACGGAACACCTAAAGGAGAAAACTTATTCATTCGTGCAACTTTAAAAGCACAAGCATAATAGAATAGGGGGCTAACAAGCTCCCTTTTTTATTTAAATAAATTATAAAGGAGGCAATAATATGCCACGAGTTAATATGGGAAAATCGTTTATTGTATCAACCGATGATATTCAAGGTGGCGGTTTAGATACCGCAGCAGTACAAGCTTTAATTGATAAAGCAATTGTTAACTTAGCAACTAAGACAGAGCTATCTACAAAGGCGAATGCTACCGATGTATATACTAAGACAGAGGCTGACGCAAAATTTCAACCTAAAGCATAATAGTAAGGGGGCGCTTGTAATGAGTGTCCCTTTTGTGCTATAATAAATTATAAAGGAGGTAACACTATGAACGATGAAATTATTAAAGCATTGCTAGAGGCTGTTAAAGATGAATCTGGTGTTTTCTGGAATGAGGACGATCCACGGCTTACTCGTTATATTAAAGGTGCTTATAAATGGGCTATCCATTTTAATGATAATGTAGATATTGAGATCACCGAGGACTCTTTAGCGTTTGAGTTAATTACTCAGCGAGCGAGATACCAGTATAATAATGCCTTAGATTTATTCGAGGATAATTATCAACAATTATTAAACAAGTTTATCGTAACACTAGCACTTGAAAAGGAGGCGGTAATAAATGCCACTACCTCATGAAAAACCGAACTTACACCGAGCTAGAGTTAATGGTTATTTACAACTAGGAAACCAAAAACCAGTTTATAATGAGAATCGTAGGTTAATCGGTAAAAAGTTCGTTCCTAAATATGGCAGGGTACCTTTTTTAGCAGCTTCATTAACTGGGGCTGATCTATCTTTATTAGGGAACGTAACTATATCTCAGATAAGTAAGAAGGTAGATATTGCATATAGTGCAAAAATTGAAAGCGAGGCAGAAAACACATTACTAGTTTTATATAATGGAGTTGTATATGATATTGTTTCAACTGATCGTTATCAAGATCGATTATATTTATACCTAGTAACAACGGACGATAAGGGAGGAAACATTGATGGCGAATAATTTAATTAGAAATACTGTTAAAATGTCGGCTAAACGCCTAAACGAGGGAACAGTAAAGTTTGCTAGTTTAATTGAGGAAAACTTTGAGGGCGTTAACGTATATGTGGATCAAGTACTAGAGGGAGAGGAGTCTAATGATACCCTAATCTCAATGGACGAACAAGGAAACATTATACTAGGTTCCAGTGACGATTTCATGGTTATCGAATCAGGTGACTTTTTCCCACAGAACACTAATGATAAATGCCACGCCCAAGAACAGACTACAGTTACTTTTGTATCCAATAACCGACCTGATATTATAGAGGATAACTTGACACTTATTAAGATCGGGCTAACTTGTAATATGAGATTGGATAGTATTAGTAAAGTGATCCAACAATTAGGTAATACTGCACAACAGATCACAATTGTAACGGCAACGTTTAGCAGATTGGCACAGGTTTAGGGAGGGATAAAATGGCAATATTCGTTAAGAACGTGGATAAGGTTAAGGCTGAGGTTTACGGCTATCCTAAGAAGTTTACTAAAGAAGTTCGGCAAGTAATGAATACAACTGGTTTTGAAACCATTAAAAAAGAGGTTCAATCAAGGATCCCAGTATCCAAAGGTAACAAGAACAGAAAACCTAGTAAGTCTAATACAAAATCGAAACAACATGCTAGGGAGGCTAAAGTAATACGTAAAGCAGGATTGCAAGGTAAACGTGATTATAGGATAGTTGGTTTTTACCTAACATTTTATAAAAACTTTTGGTATCTAAAATTCCCGAATGAAGGGACAGGACAAGCTAGGGGAAATAGACCAGTTAAGTTCTTAGAAAAAGGCGCCCTAGCCGCTAGAAAGCCGATCCAACAACAAGTAAATAGAGCGATAAAAAATTCTCGTATTCGTTAACTTGCTTTTGTAAGCGCTTACATGGTATAATGTTTATAGTAATAAAAAATAAATTATAAAGGAGTTTTTTAATATGGCAAATGCACCAATCCAATTCGATAGTGTTGACATCGGCACGATCGGTTTTAAATTTGAAGGCGATGAAACAACCGTGGCAAGTGATTGTAATGGTACTTTATCAGTTGAAACAGAAGTACAGGAAGTACAGAAAAAATGTGGCGCTACAGTAGTGGCTTCTATTTCTAAACCTACTGAAATGACAATTACAATCGAGGCACATTTACCAGTAGAGGTATTCCGCCGTGTACAAGGTATTAAACCGATGGCAGAATTAAAAGAAGGCGTTTACGCTTATGGTGGTAAGTCTGCAGGTGAAAAATTCACATTAACAGCTGAGATCTTAGACTTATTCACAGGTGAAAGTAAATTAATTGCATTCCCTAAAGCTGCTATTAACACAGGATTAACTTTCTCAATTGAGGCAGGAGCTGACGAATTAGCATATGTGGAAATTGAAACCAAAGCCTATCAAGATGAGTTAGGTAACTGGTACTATGAAGCATTCCCAACTGAGGCAACTGACGTTAATAAAGTGGAATGGTTAACTAACTTCACTGAGGCGACTGTAAAAAAGTCTGATCCAACCAAAACGACAGATATTACACTAGATAAAAGTACGGTATCCGTGGCGGTTGGTGCTGATGTGGTGGTAAATGCTACTTTAGTTCCGTCAACAAGTACAGAACCAGTTACAGCAACATCTAAGGCGGTAGCAACGGCAACAGCAAGCGTAGCACAAAAAGCAGTAACTATTCACGGTGTTAAAGCAGGATCCACTACAGTAGACATTACAAGCGGTAAGATCACTAAAACAGTAACCGTTACAGTAACAGAATAGTATAAAAACACACTTGACTTTAATTAGTTAGGTGTGTTATACTATATTAGTAAATACAAATAAAACAAATAGAAAGAGGTATGGATATGAAAAACGTAAGTCAATTAACATTATTAGATGGAGAAGTAGTACCAATTCAATTAGGTTACAACCCTCGTAAATGTATGATGATCGCCCGAGATTTTCCAGAAGTAAATAAGATCTTTTCTTTTTCAATGAAGGGTAACGATGTGCAAACAATCGAATTTGCAACTTTAGCAGGAGCTGTTTATGTGGCATATCGACAAGCAAACATGCAAAATTATTTAACGTTTGACCAATTTTTTGATGAAGAACACGGCTACGATTTCGACATGAAAGAGGCAAGTCAAATTTATACTGCTATGTTAGATCAAAAAGCAGCCGACAAATATATTAAAGAAGTTCAAAAATTAGCAGGTAAACCAAAAAAGGGAAAGTAAATTTCAGAATGCCTGAGGCTGATAGCGTATTAGGTTGGATCGCCCAAATGAGAGATTATAATAACGTACCAGATATATGGTTATTAGATGAAGAAATAACAGCAGGGGAGATTATCTATATTGCTTTAGCTCACGGCGCCTATAAAGGATATGAAAACAAGATCCGAGAAAAACTGAATAAATGATTACAGCGCTCTTAATTAAGTTTAAGGGCGTTTTTGTATGGAGTTGTGTAAGCGCTTACATTTATGGTATAATAAATATAGTAATTAATAAGGAGTTGAGAAAATGGCAAATACAACTAGTACAATTGGGATCCGAGTTGTGACAGACAGTACAGGAGCAATTAAAGGAATTGAGCAAGTCGGGGACAAGCTAGGAAAATTACCAAAGAGCGCAAATGAAGCAAGCGAGAGCATGAGCGAATTAGATAGAGCCGCTAAAATGGAACGAATGGCAGCCGTTTCTGATATAATGAATGGTGTTTCACAGAAGTTAATTGGTTTCGGTAAAACAGCGATCGAGGCTAGCGCTAAATGGACTGCTTTAGACTCACAGTGGGAGCAAACTTGGGGAAGTATGGAAGGCGAGGCAAATAAAGCTATCAATTCCATCGGTAAAGAAACATCTATTTTACCTAACCGCCTTAAACCCGCTATGACCAGTATTGCAGCCTTTGCTAAAACAGCAGGGTTTGATACTGCAGGATCATTAGACTTAGCGAGTAGAGCAACAATGGCAGCCGCAGATAGTGCCGCTTTCTACGATAGATCATTAGAGGATACAACTGAATCATTAAAGAGTTATTTAAAAGGTAACTTTGAAAATGATGCCGCTTTAGGTATTTCATCAACGGAAACCACACGGAATGCAGCAGCGAATAAATTATATGGTAAATCATTTAAAGATCTGGCTGAGGATCAAAAGCAGTTAACATTATTACAAATGGTAGAGGACGGAAATAAGTTATCTGGTGCATTAGGACAAGCTGCCCGAGAAGGTGACGGACTAGAAAACGTTATGGGTAACCTACAACAAGCTCAGGAAGATTTTGCGAGAGCAGTTGGGGACGTTATTCAACCCCTTTTCATTGCTTTCTTGAAACAAGCGGCTAACGCAATTAAATTTTTAACTGACGGTTTCAATTCATTACCTGAACCAATTAAACAATTTATCGTTTTAACTGGTGCTTTATTGGCAGGAGGAACAGCCTTAGCAGGTGCATTCGTTGCTCTTAAAGGGGTATTGTTGGCGTTAGGTGTAGCAGGTATAAGTACCATCGGGGTTTTTGTAGCTATTGCGGCAGGTGTTGCCGCTGTTATTGTTGCATTTAAGAACTGGGATAAAATAGTAGAAAAATTACCTAAAGGGTTACAAGGATCTGTTAAAGCGATCACTGCATTAGTTAAGGCGTTCGGTTTACTAGTACAAGGTAAATATGGCGAGGAAGTAGCTAAATTGCATGATCAGTTTGTTAAAATGTTCCCGCAAGAATGGTGGGTTAAAATGACTAGGGTCGCAGGTCTTTTCACAGACTTTAAAACAGCTATTAAATCGGTAGTAACTATTAGCGCTCAACTTGCTCACGGTATAAATGATGTTAAAAAATATAGTGAGGCTTATCAAAACTTAGAGGAAATATTCGGGACTGAATTTGCTAGAAAAGTATTAGATGTAGCTAGCGCCTTTGCTGATTTCTTTAGAGGGAATGAAACTAGCGCAAGTGGTCTATCTAAGTTAGTGGATAAAATAGGGGCTGGAAACATTGCCTTCACTGGACTTAAGTTTGCTATTAGCGCTTTATTTGGTCCAATTGGTCTACTCGTGAATGCCTTTTTAACACTTGCTAAATTCTTAGGTGAAGGATCTGTTTTAGATGGTATTAAAAAGATCGCTGAGGGTTTCATGAACCTAACAACCTCGGTAGGTGAAGCAAGTACTAATGTGGGTCAAGGCGTTGGAAATATGTTACTTGGTATCATTACAGCAATTACTGAATTTATACCTTATCTAGCTGAGGGAGCAGGTAAGATCGTCCTAGGTTTAGTGCAAGGTATCACTGTAGCATTACCATATTTTATTGAAGCTATTAAAGGTCTTTTAAATGCTATCACTACAATTATAATTGAGTTAGTACCAGTTATTGCAGAAGATGGAGGTAAGATTTTAACAGCGATCGCTGACGGTTTTATGACATTAATTCCAACATTTATCCAACAAGTAACACGTTTAATCATTATGATGTTAGATGAGTTACAGAAAGCATTACCTCAGATTGCAGACAAGGCTACTCAGTTTGTGCAAACAATGTCGGTTACAATCGCTAACAACCTTCCTAAAATGATTGCTGCAGGAACTAATATTATTGTGGCATTCTTAAAAGGTATCAAGGACAATTTACCTAGAATTGCAAATGCTGCGATCGATGTAATTGTAACTTGGATCAATACTATTGGTAGTCGAATTAAGGAGATTGTAGATAGTGCTATTAACTTATTTATGAACTTTGTAAATGCTATCCTAAACCGAATGGACGAGATTATAGATATTGCTATAGACATCGTTACAACATTGGTAAATGGACTAGCTAGAAATGCAGATAAATTAGTAGGATCGGCTATTAACTTATTGGCTGCTTTAATTAATGGGATTGCCAACAACCTTTGGAGATTAGAGGCGCCAGTTAGAAACTTAGTTAGAGCTATTGTTAAGTTTATTGTAAACATGGCTGATAGTCTTTGGGAGGGAGCAGTTGCCTTACTAGAGGGATTAGCTAGAGGGATCCGTAACAACCGAGAACGAGTTAGAGGCGCCTTGTGGGAAGTAATTAACGAATTAGGACGGTTAGCCTTTGGCGATGTGTTATGGGGAAATGGTATAGCTCTTATCCGTGGTCTTTGGGACGGTATGTTAGCACAATGGCAACATGTGAAAGAGTGGGTTGGTGGTATCGCTGACTGGATCGCAGACCATAAAGGACCCGTACCATACGATAAAACGGTATTGATTGAAAACGGTATGGCATTAATGTACGGTTTAGATCAAGGTATGAGAAAAGGTTTTGAGAAGGTTCAAGATAGAGTTAGCGGCATGGCTCAACAATTGCAGGAAAACCTTGACGGATCTTTAGAAAGCGATTTTAGTGTTACAGGCGCCTTTAACAGTGCAGTAACAAGCGATCTAAGACAAGCCAACGCAACTAGCGCAATTGGTAGCACTATCCAACAAGCCCCTATTATGATCAACATCGAGGGTAATGTAGATAGTCAAGAAAGAATCAATCAAATCGCTCAACAGGTATCAGTAGCACAGTTACAACAATTCAATGTAAATAACCAATGGCAATAAGTTAAAAAAGGGGGTTGTAATATACTCCCTTTTTATGCTATAATTAAGTTATCAAGAAAAGGAGGTTTTTCAATGTTCAATTTATTTCAGGACGAACGCCCTAGAGTAATGGTTAACGATGTAGATTTAAGCATGTTCGATCTTTGTGTAATGGATAGGGTAGATATTCCAACCCCAGAACGTCAAACAGTTTACTCAGAAAATAAGTTCGATTATAGAGGGACTAAACGACATGAAGCAGGTTGGAAAGACATAGATATATCTGTAACACTCAATTATTTAAACACTGATCCGAACAACAATACTACTTTCAGAAAAGAGTTTTATACGATCAGGACATTTTTATTAAAAGCAAAATCACTACGGTTCAATGATGATTTACCAGTGGTGTATAAGGTGAAAGCTGTTAAAATCAATGAGGCAAAAAGTGAGATCCTAGAGCATGGTGTTTTCACAGCAATATTTACATGTGATCCTTTTCCTTATAAACGTGATGATAAAATAGAGTTTACTTTAGCGCCATCAAGTACCCCAGTAAGACTTATTAACGATGGGAATCACCGTAGTTTTCCAATTATTAGAATGATCCCAGTATTGAAGAACGGTGAAACAACTTATCCAACTAGGGTAGTATGTAATATTCGTCCAGTTCCTAATACAGGTATTCCAACCTCAGAAAAGCAGTGGACTTTCATTATTACTGATTTTAATCCTACAGTTACTAGTACACCTATTTTTGTTATTGACTCAGAAAAAGGAGTTTATTATAAAACCAATAATCTGAATACTATTATCAATCCATTATGGAAGGGTGTAGAGTTCGATGATTTTCCTTCATTAGAGGTTGGTGAGTATACTATTAATATGACAATTACAGGAATCGCAGCACCTAACTTTGAAATGAAATTCGAGATCGATCGGAGGTTAGTATATTAATGGCAATGACAAGAAGATCTATACCAGTTTATGAATATGTAAACGACTTAGAAACCTCAGGAGAAAATACAAGTAAATATATTAATCGGCAGATTGGACTTATTAACAATATTATAAGCGCTAAAATAGTTCGCCAAAACTTTGGGGATCCAGTTCCTACCGTGGTGTGTGAATTAAACGATAATAATATGGAAGTAGTCAAAACTAGCCGCCTAATGTATATGCAATCATTCGAGGGAGAAGTAGCATGGAAAACTAAATTTACAATTCTAAAAATCGATTATGATACCACTAATAAAACTATGACTATTGTAGGTGAAGTGGTACTTAATAATATGAGAAATAGAATCTGGTTAGTACCATTACCTGAGGATTACTTAGCAGGAACAACTACCAGTGTACCAAGACCTTACAGAAGTTTCGGACTTAGAAAGCATGACGATGATCCGCCTTATTATGTGGTAGGTAATGTAATTGTACCGAATGCAGTCGATAGCGTTGGACGTTCTGTATATCGTTTCTCACCTGCGAATAAAAATGGATTAACTAGGATCGGTGGGTCTAAAGGGTCTATCTTAGATATTTTCGGGGGAGAGTTTGATAAAACACAATCAGAAAGTAATGTTTATCATTATAAAAAATTAGGTCGTTATGATGAAACAAGGGTATTAAATGCTAGTTTGAACGCTAGTGGAATTAAGTACTCTATTGATGTTTCTGAGGTCGTTAATGGTGTAGTACATTATATCGAATGGAAACCGACTGGATCAACACCAAGCGCCCCACCTAAACAGATCTTTATTAAGCCATATGAACCAGTGTACGATGTAGGTGAGGAGCATTTACTTGTATCAAGGTTAGCAGATAAAGAGTACAGACATGGTCAAATGATCGCCGTTAACTGGGGAGAGCAAACAGACTTAGTAGGTGATCCTAACGAATTGGGAGAGGCACAAATTAGAGCTAACATGATTAGACAAGCTAACATTTGGAACTCAGCTAACAAGTACAGATCTTTACCAGTTGAAACATTAACCTTTGATTTTAACTCAATCCGAAAAACGGAAGATTATGAATTATTTCAGTATCTATTAGAGTTGAGAATTGGGGACACTGTGAAAATAAATATCCCTGAGCTGCAAAAGGTTTTAGTTGGTCGTATTTCAGGTTATGTATATGACGTGTTAGCAGATACTTACGACAACATTACAATCGGTAGTTCAGTAAAATCAATTATTGATAAAATTAATTAGGGGGCTTATATATGGGAACAAGAACAATATCATTAGACTTTTTAAAACAAACAACTAGCATGAATGGGGCTGTCACTCGTAGGGGTGAATGGGGAGAAGAACTTAGAGTTATTCCCTATGAAAATGGTACCAGAATGGCAGTCAATGTTAATAATTCAAGTGCTTATTTAAAAGGGGTAACACCTGACGGAAAATATTGTGAAATTAAGGGGCAAGTGACAGGGACATCTACTGATTCAGTTTTCAGATTTTTCCTTACTAAAGATTGGAATAGCGCAGCAGGTAATTTTCAAGTTGCTTATGTAGAGTTTAAAAATGAACCTAATATTATCACAAGTACAGTAAACCTTGATTGGTATGTGTTAGATAATGCAACTATTACAGATAGCGATAGCGCTCACTATATCGATGAGTTACAGGAGTTAATTGATCGGTTACAACAACAAGCAAATGACTTCATGGATCGAATGGCTACGCAATTACAAAGTACTCAGGATAAATTAGATCAGTTGGATCAAGATACTAATACTAAAATTAATGAGATCAATCAACGATTAAATAATATTAATATCGAGATCGCAAATGCACTGGAAGAGTTTCGGAATGGTGATTTTTATACTAAAACTGAGGCAGATAATCGCTTCATGAAAAAAGGTGAGGTACCCGATACGATCCAGAAATTTAAACTAACCGCCGATGATGGTCAACCGCTACCTATTCCAAGTGGAGTAACTTCATTCGGTGATCTAGCGAAATACACTGGTTATTTTTATGTTCCACGTGCTACAGCTATCACTTATACAGATCATGACTCACTACCAATTAACTTTAGGAACTCAGGACTATTTGTATATATGCCAGTTGGTCAACCTACTAACGCTTATCGCTATCAAGAAATTAGATTAAATAGCACTACTTTCGCTAGAGGGGCGTTTAGAAATACCAATGGAGTTAGTGCTACACCTTGGGTAGAGATAGCTAATGAAGCTAGTGTAACTCGGATCAATGATACTGTTTCAGACCAAGGGCGCAGGATCGCAACAAACGCTATGAATATCGGCACTAATACAAATAATATAACGACACTACAACAACATGATAAAATTTTTGTATATAAAGAGGCAGGGTTACCTAACTATGGCGCAGGTTGGGACGGTGTAAATGCCCCTGAATGTCGCTTTGACTTTAAGAGAGTTGGTAACCGAGTAACACTTAATGCCAGAATGAATATAACTGACGTAACTAAGTTTTTACATGGTAGTACTAGAACAATGGATCAGATTTATAAATTACCAGTTGGGTTCAGACAAGAAGTAGACGCTCCATTTTTCAACACTGCAATCGCAACCCATCAATGGGCTTTTGCTACCAGTTCGGCAAGAAACTACCAAGGCGTGGTGGAACAATCGGGGTATATTCGATGGACTACTAACCATACAGGAAACCACTATTTAACAGCAACTTATTTTACTGAGGATCCTTTTCCTGCAGAAGGGGCTTTAGGTAATGGTAAAGTTAAAATTATGACACAAAATGTAGACGGTTCTATAGAGTTCGGCGGTGATTGGTAATATATTAATAAACATCTAAGGGGCTTGTAATGAGTCCCTTTTTTGTGGTATAATATAAGTTATAAAGCGAGGTGTTTATTGTGTTAAATGAATTGTTAAACCTAAATTCGATAGTTAGCGAGTTGTTTGGCTTTACTGTCTTAGGTGGGGTTGTGGTTATATTTAAATATATAATCTCATTTATGAAACGGCTGAAAGAAAGTAACTTGGCAACGAAAGAGGCTGTTAAAAGTTTGCTGCATAACGCAATATATACGGAATGTAATGCTTATATTGATCGAGGCTATATTTATTCCGATGAGTTCAAAAACCTTCACTACCTATATTCTTCTTATATCGCTTTAGGGGGCGGTGGTGCTTTGGTGGACTTATTCAATAAAGTAAAGGATCTCGATTGGAAAGGAGTAGAGAAACATGAAAATTAATTGGAAAGTTAGATTTAAGAACCCTTTATTTATCGCTCAATTAGTTATGTCTGTATTGGTTCCTATCGTAGGTTATGCAGGAATTACTTTAGCAGACTTGACCAGTTGGGGAGCTTTAGGGACATTATTATTAAATGCTATTTCTAATCCATATGTAATTGGTTTAGTTACAATTAGTGTTTATAATGCTATTATCGATCCAACTACCAAGGGTCAAAAAGACAGTACAAAAATTCTAAATAAAAAATAAGAGGTGTGAAAATGAAATTTAAAACTTTATTAACTGGATTAGTGATCGCTGCAGGATCTTTTTTATTTGCTCAAAATGTAAGCGCTTACACTATTAACGATGAATTTAATTTAAGTCCATATGAAGGTAGCGGACAAGTGGCGTATCCTAACAAGATTATTCTGCATGAAACTGCTAACGATCGAGCAACAGGGCGCAATGAGGCAACATATATGAAACGTAACTGGTTTAATGCTCATACAACGGCTATCGTAGGTGATGGCGGTATTGTATATAGAGTAGCGCCAGAAGGCAACGTTTCTTGGGGAGCAGGTTTAGCCAATCCATATAGTCCAGTTCAGATCGAATTACAACACACAAACGACCCTGAATTATTCAAAAAGAATTACAAGGCATATATTGACTATACTCGGGACATGGGTAAAAAGTTCGGGATCCCTATGAGCTTAGATAGTGGTGTTAGTCTTTGGGAAAAAGGGGTAGTGAGTCACGCTTGGGTATCTGCGAATGTGTGGGGCGATCATAGTGACCCCTACGGCTATCTTGCTAAAATGGGTATCAGTCGCAATCAGTTAGCCCACGATCTCGCCAATGGTGTTTCTGGATCCAATGAACAACCTAAGCCAACACCTGAGAAACCTAAACCAGTGCAGCCTAACAAACCAAGTAACAAGAAACGCTTTAATTATCGTGTGGACGGTTTAGAGTATGTAAATGGTATGTGGCAGATCTACAACGAACACCTAGGAAAAGTAGATTTTAATTGGTCTGATAACGGTATTCCAGTCGAATTTGTAGATAAAGTAAACCCTGCTACTGGTCAACCTACTAAAGATCAAGTGTTAAAAGTAGGGGATTATTTCAACTTTCAAATTAACAGCGTGGGAGTGGTGAATAGTCAAACTCCTTACATGGGATATACTTTAAGCGCTACTCAATTACCAACTGAATTTATCTGGTTGTTTACTGAAAGCAAAGACAAATTATTATATCAATAATAAAAAAAGAGTTAGAGGATTAATCTCCCCTAGCTCTTATTTATTTACAAAACATTATAATCTTTACTCATCTTCATCGTTCAATTCCTCTAAACCTTGATACTGTCTAATTGCACGCCATGCCTCACTAATATAATACTCATCATCAATATCTGATCTATCAATAGTTAGGGTATCAATACCGTTATTATCTATAATGTATCTTTCAGGTTCATTCGATACACCTTTGACTACAGTACCATATTTATATCCAAACTCTAACATACCCTCTTTTTCACCTAGATCCTCCATTAGAGTAATAGCTTCCTCTAGTTTTTCAATATATTCCTGATATTCTTTTCTAGGTTCGCCATTTTCTTTGTACTTGTCTTTAGGTTCCTTTAATTCTGCTAGTTTGAACTTTTTAATTTTAATAGGGGTACCTACACCCTCTTTAACGGCAAAGATACGGTTAACTTTTTGGATAGTTTTATAATCAGTGTCGTTTACATATGCTCTAGTTTCTTTAAACGTGTGACCTGTCTTAGTAATGATCTGAAAATCTCTTAGATCGCTCACCTGAGCAATGTATTCCTCTGGTTCGATACCATTCATAAAGTACTCTTTAATTGCATTCATTACCACGGCTTTAGACCACTTAACACCGCCTCCCATAGAAACAGCACCTTTTGTCTTAATCTCGCCATTGTCAAAACGACATACATAATTATTAATATCTCTCTGCGCAATGTCAGTAATTATATCAGTGTCTAAAGTATATCCTGATCGTTCACACCATTCCTTTTTGACTCTTTCTACCTCTAACTCGTCCTCAGGTGAAAATGCTTCATAGTTAATAGAATCGGTATTCATTGCAGATATATAGGCGTATGGTTGGATCTTATCAGCTAAATCGAGCATGGCAAGTTGACCAGTTATATTGATTAACACCGCTTGTCTAGGATCATATAGAGCATTAAATTTTGCACGTAAAACCCCATACATGGTATTTAAAACCAATTTCATAGCCTGCTCTTTTGCTTTCTCACCTTTAGCCTTATACTCCATTCTAGCCTTTAAAATATCGCTATAAAAGTGACGGTACTTGTTAGGTATGTTACGACTAATATAATCATGCAATACCATAGTCCAAGGATATAAAGAACCTACGTCAGCCTGCTTAATTTCAGATCCTTCTTCCTTAGCCGACTTAATATAGTTAGATACAGCACCATGTAAACCGCCACTACCAACATCAATAACGAGATCTCTCAGTTTAATTTCAAATGCTAGGTCAGTGGTTTCATATTTCTCGCCATCTTTAACCTCTTCTTTTCTAGGTAGTTCGTCCTTATCTAAGATCCACTCTTTAACTTGCTTTTCAATGTCTGGATCATCGAACCTAATCCAATCGGGCATAGGGTACTTGTCAAACAGATCACCTCTATCCGAATGATGTTCAGCTTTTAATATTTCCGCAATAATTGAGGCATTCGTTTTACTCAACCAAGTATAATCTAGGTTATAAATTTCACATAACATAGCCTTAGTACTTAATGAGCCGATCATTTTCATAAATCTTACTACTGTTCCCTCAACATCATACGTATTATATTCCATGTTTTGACCACGTTCTAAATCGGTTAACGGTCGATCAATATCAAAATCTATATCACTTTCTTTGATAGTTAATCCATTAAAGCCATTATGTTCTTTTAAACTAAAACCTGCATTATCTTGATATAAATCGATTTCACATAATGAATCTATACGACCATTGTACATTTTCCATACTTTACTATTTTTCTTATCACCGTCAATAATTTCCTTACTTATTTTATAGGGATCCTTTTGATCTCGAATGCCTTTTCTAACATGTTTATCATATCCTATATTATTGTACCCTATAAAAATATCGTTTTCATGAGCTTTTAAAAACTTTTCTAACAACGGCAAGTTATTTTCTAATTTCATTTCTATACCGCTCAGAACGTCAATAAATACAAAAGACCAGTCGAACCTGAATACTTCAATATCGTAGGCTATAACATGCTTAGCCATCATAATGCCCTCAGTTGGCAATGGTTCTTTATCTAACTTCTTAAATGGTGTTACTGTTATAAAACCACCAACGCCACCAACTACCGCCTCGCAGATCGTACCTACTTCAATTCCTTTAGTGTTTTTATATGCTTTTTTACCGTTCATCAAGTATACAAAATCATTTGATCCTGTTTCTGGATTATACCATTTTACTTTTAACATTGGGTTCCCTGCTTTACTTGTGTACGGTTCTTTACTTAATAGCTGCAGCCTTTGACGTCCGTTAACTAATCCCTTATTGGAACTAGGGCAGCCCTTTAAAGTGTTTACCTGAGCCATATAATCCCTAACCTGCTGTTTCTGTTCAGCTGTTAATTTCATGTAATTCCTTCTTTCTATTTATTGTAGTGTACTCATTTTCCCTAAGGCTTAACCCTACTACACTTATATAATATCACATATAAAAAAGAAAGTCAACTGAATTAGTCAACTTTCTCTAGTAATTATTTTAATTTTTTAAGTTCAATATATGGAATTTCTTCACCGCCAAATTTAAAGGACTTGATCTCTACGGTTCCTTTACGTCCGATCACTGGTTCTTTATCGTCCCAATCGTGACCAGTTAATTTTTTAAATTTCTTTTTCTTGTTAACTAGATCCACTTTAGACACTAGGTATTTATCTAATTTTTTGTTTTTCTTACCAAAGCTAAAGTTAACTGGTCGGCGTTTGCCTTCATCGGTTTCAAAAATAACCAATCGTTTAGTTTCAAAATCATGGATCTCTACGATGTTACCTGTTTCTAATTCACCGACTTCTTCAAGTTTAGGTTTGTCTAAGTCCAATGTTTTAGGTTCGTGAATGAATGCTTTACCGTTTTCCTCATCTACATAAACCTCTACTTCACTATCTACAACGCCCTCTAAGTCGTCCTCAGACATTACACCGAATACATCTTGAATATCTTTATAGAAATTTTCTGTAACCTCATCGTTATCTACCCACTCGCTATTTTCGTATGTTTTGCGGTAAATATTTAATTCTAATACCTCTGTTTCATCAGCACTCAATAAATCAAATTTTGCCGCCTCTGGACTAACCTCTACTGCTAATACTGTTAATTTTTGTTTTTCCATTATAATACCTCTTTCATGTTTTTATTTTTTAATACTATTTAAGTATATCATATTATATTAATTTAAGTCAAGTTTAAAGTTGTTTAAAATGAATATTATTGTCCGTCATAAACTTAATTACACTTGCTAGATCATCACGACCATAAATAACCAGTGTTTTATTAAACGTTTCCTGTTTTTCTAAATTAGTCGGTGCTATTGTTGGACGTGGCTTTTTTGAGTCTGCTTTAACCTCTTTTTTAAGTAATGTTAGCTGTTCCTGTTTAACTTTCCAACTATCCAATACTTGATTAACATTAAAGCCATTTTTAGTAAACTCATAGACACATGGTACTCTATCATCTTCTGGAACCATTCGCAGGATTAAACGATAATCTTCCACGATCTTATTTACTTTATCTTGTAACTCTTGTTTAGCTCGTTTTTCACTAGTTGACTTATTAAGCCATTTCATTTCTAAAACCATTTCAAAAGTGATCCCACTAATTAACTCATAATACTCGGATAAGCGATCAAACTCCTCAGCCAATACTGCTTTACGTTGGTCTTTCTCTTCTTGTTCCAATTGTTTGATCTGATCTCGTACTACCTTTTCGGCTACATCGATCATCGTATTAATTTCTTTAGTTTGTGACTTAATCTCCGTCAATGGCTTTAATACTTCTTTTTCAATATTTTTACGCTGAGTGTCTAAGGCGTTCCGTTGTTTATTGATCTCTGCTAACATTTTTTTACTAGCCTGAATATTATCAGCGGTCACCTTAACACTTTGCATTTTTTCCGTCAACTCCTCAACCTGTTCCTTCAATGTATCAAACCCTGAAATAGTAATGCTAGGGGCTTGATTTAATTCTAATGATACTTCAAACATTATTTATCAATTCCTTCCTTATGATGATATTACAATAATAAACCAAATGAAACATATTAACGCAAATACTCCCCATGTATGAAATACTAGGTAACCAATATCTAGGATACCAACCCCTGACAGGATAACCATTAGTACAAAAATAACTAATAATATTTTTGTAATTATTTCCATAAATTTATCCATTTCTTTCCTCCTTAATATAATGAGCTTGATTGGTGTAACTCCTCGTGTATTGTGGTACTTTTTGAATAATTACCAATGAACGTATTATACTCCTCGTGGTCTAAGTGTCGGCTTTGGGCTGTTGCTTTATCGTATCCGCTACTATGCTCCTCTAACATGTCAATAAGTTTCTGCATGTCGTAGTTATTTTCTAGTAAGCATATATCTAACTTAATGTTACGATTATCTAAAAACTGCTCATAAAAAGCGACTGTACTTAGGTCTGTAGCGTATAATAATACCTCATCGAACTCGATCATAATAAACCCTTGTGTAGATACACCGTGTAAATTCTCAATAAAATTAACTTCAAGATCACCTAGGTTAAATGTTAACCCACTCTCGATAATATAATCAGGATAATAATGCGAGTTTTTAGTTTTCAAGAACTCCTGTACCTCGCTGTTAGTAATAACCTCCATGTCGGGGTATTGACGGTGTAAACGATTGTAAGTTGGTACTCGTAAATGGTCAGAGTGGCGATGAGTTATAATAAGATAATCTACTTTATAATTCTCTAATATGTTAGCCTCCTCGATCCAAGAAAACGGCACACCACAATCTACCATAAAAGTAAACTGATCTGTTTTAATAATATTACAGTTGCCGCTTGATCCTGTATAACAGATTTCATATTCCAAAATATCACCTCCTATCAATATATTATATCATATTTAATCAATAGAAAGCAATATTTTTTCATATGGTGTTATGTTAATTCTGTTTTCAATTAAATATTTAAAATCACTTAAATTAACTATTTCACCATCGTAGTAGTGAGTTCCTTTTCTAATTGTTTGTTTAATTACCAAGTTGTCTATTTTTAAATTTGTTTTATCACCATCTTTATAAATAATCTTATATTTAAAACCAATTGAGAAAAATGTATTGATCATCAATCTAGCGTTACTAACTACTTTATACTCCTTTTGTTGTCTAATATTTCCTCTATAGGTATCCCTAATTATTTGTGGCGGGTAGTAAATTCGAGTGGATAGTGTGCCATTCTTTGTAATTTGCGATCTAAGCCGTTTGTTTGAGTTAATGTTATAAATATTCCCTGCTAGGTCTATCTCGTAAGCAGTACGCTTTATAGGTAGTCTAACATCAATTAGATTCATTCTTTACCACGGCTTTCGATTCGGCTTTGGCATGCTTCAATAATTTTTTTACTTAGATCAATTAACTCGCAAGGGTCGAACTCATCAACTAAAATTCCGTAATATTCACCGTAGTCTTGCATATAAATATTAATAGTATTGTCCTTAAACACCTCAATCCCCAACTTGGTTCCTGTTTCTGAAATAATTTCTGTTCGTTTAAATTCCATTGTTATACCTCCTTGATTTCTTCAATACTTACAATATAATCTTTAACAATATACACATTATCCCTATTAAATAGAGATACATGTAAAAGACCTCCTGAAATTCGCCACTCTTTAACTCCCCTTATTTCTCTAATGTAAGAAGTGGGTTCATCGTTCATTTTTACAAGTAATGTTAATCTCATGGTTAAGCCTCCTTGATATATTCTTTTAACTTATTGACGTTGTGACCGCTCCACTCATCTAATAAAATACCATTCTCAGCGAATACCTGAACAATTGGGGCGCTTGATAATCCTAAGTTTCTAAACATCTCTAGTTGTGTGTCAGATAACTCCTCTAAGGCTCTTAATTCCACTTCCCATTGGTGTTTCTCTAATTCTCGTTTAGTAAATCGGCAAGGCATACATACCCCTTTTGTTTTTTCATATACTACAATTTTATACATTTATAATTGATCCCCTTCACTTGTTACTCGTTCAAATTCTTCATACCATAAGATCGCCTCAAACTGAGCGTTAACTACGTGGCAAGCTGATAATGTCGGATATTCGCTTTCTGTGTCAATAGTTTGGTTACCACCGTATACCTCCATTAGATCACCGACTTTAATAGTTCCATTATGCTCTTTATCTAACACTTTCACAATTCGTAACTGTTCCCCTACTTTATAATGTTCTAACATGTTTATTATCCCCTTTATAATTTATTTTTTAATCACTATAACTAAATTTATAACCTATTCCTTTTTGTTTAATTTCAATTTTATCCTCGATACAGTCATTAAGATCCTCGAAATGAATACCGTATTTAAACGCAATATCTAAATAAAAGCCATGTTCAATAATTCGATTACCTTTAGTAACAAAAACAACTGAGTTAACTACTTCATTAAACACCTCGGCAATAGGCTCCACTTTGAAATTTTTTTGGTTTAAAAAGTCTTGTCTTGCTTGTAAAATACCAAGTGATCGCTGTTTAGCATATTCTGCAATAGTAGAAAAGTATTGATAGTTAGCATTACCTAAATAAGTACAACGATATACCGTGGTAGTTAGCTTACTTAATTTATTATCTACTTTATAACTATCGTATTTACTTAATTTATTATAATTTCTTCTTACCGCAGGTTCTTCATAACTCTTTAAAATTTTACCATGTAAGGCAGCCCCTACGAGATCCCCAACATTTAAACACTTTCCAATATTAATCATAATTTCCTTTTGTTTTTCTTTTGTACACTTCATACAACTTTAACCGCCTTTTTATAAGTTAGGCAAGCATTAACTAGATCATTCTCATATTTACCATATAGAACTTGACCAAGTGACTTTTTAAACATGGATAAATTAGTTAGTACTCTAGTTTGATCCGCCTGTAATAAATGAAAAAAGTATTCTACTACTGTATCTGTGTCTGTCTCATTCTCATGGTACCAACGTAGATCCATATCCAACCGACTAACTGCAATCTTACGAGCCAGATCCTTAGTGGTCTTACCTCCAACACGTCCATAATCA